CTCCTTCCCGCCGTCGAAGCGCTCCTGCCCATTGTCATCAAGTTCGCCGATTGGGCCAGCCAGAACACCGAGATCGTGATCGCTTTGGCCGCCGCCATCGGTGGCCTCTCCGCCGCCATCGTTGTCGCCAACTTTGCTATGAAGGCATGGGCCGCAGCTCAAGCCATCGCCACAGCCGCTCAATGGGCGTTCAACGCCGCGCTCACCGCTAACCCCATTGGCCTTGTTGTCGTCGCTGTAGCGGCCCTTGTAGCCGGTCTGGTGCTCTTGTACCGCCGCTTCGAGACTGTCCGAAACATCGTGAAGGCGCTTCTAGCGCCTCTGAAGGCCGCAGCTGACGCTGTCGGCTGGCTCGCTAAGAAGCTCGGCATCGTCGGCGACGAGATACAGGAGAACTTCACGCCGAGCGTCGACGAGGCCCGCAAGCAAGCCGGCGACATGTACGCAAGCGTTCGTGAAGCATCCACCGGCCTCGAAGATCTTGAGGACACTTCGGACAGCGCAGCTGCCGCCCAGGACGATCTGGCGCGTTCCGTCAACGCTGTCTATGACAACGTCAAGAAACTCAATCCTGAGCTTGTCCGAATGCTTGAAGTGCTCGACGTCGAGGACGACATCGAGGCACTTCGGAACGAGTTCGATAACTACAACGAAGTCATCGCTGAATCGTCCGACAACGTCCGCGAACTTCAACAAGCCGAACGAGATCTCACCCGCGCCATCATCGAAACGCTCAACGCGCACGGCTTGCTCACCCTGGCATTCGCCGAAGAACTCAAGATCAAGATTGACACTGGCGATCTTGACGCCGCCTACGCTTCAGCGCTCCGCGTCCTCGACGCCTTCAACAAAGTCAAGCAAGTCAGCGCCGGAATAACCCCTTCAACCTACGTTCCGCCGCGCGACGAGCTCGGATTCCTGTCTGCCCCGCCAGTTTCCACCACGACGATCACGCCAGTCTCCAGCATCACTCGAGCACCATCCGGCGCGGTCCAAAACGTCACCGTGAACGTGTCCACGATCAACCCGACCCAAGAAGTCGGCGAAGCCGTGGTCACCGCCATCCGTAACTACAACCGCACCTCAGGATCAGCCGCTATCGGAGTGCTGCGGCTGTGACCGCCACCGTCGTCCAGTCCGGCGATTACACGCTCGAAATCGACACCGGAGCACCCGTACAAGGGTTCCGGCTCGATGACACGGTACGCGGCGTTCTAGACGGCACCACGTTCGTTCTGGATGGCCTCACCGACTTCGCTGACATTACAGACGGCGTCAAAGGAATCCGAATCAAACGAGGACGACGCGACATCTCGGACCAGTTCGGCGCTGGCACAATGACGTTCGTTCTCGATGACACGGCCGCTGGCGGCGTATTCAACCCGTTCGCAACCGATTCGCCGTATTACGACCCAGATAACGACAAACCAGGGCTAGCCCCGATGCGGCTGGTTCGTTTGTACCGTGAATCCGAGCTGCTGTTCGTCGGCCGAGTCATCGACTACGACTACAACTTCAACTTGAACGGCGACGACACCGTCAGCGTCACCTGCGCCGACGACTTCTATCTACTTGCACAAACTGTCACCGACGACGTCCACATAGACCAGGAATACACCGGCACCCGCATCGAAGCCATTCTCAATCTGACCGAGGTCAACTACCCGTCCGGCTCGGCCCGCTCAATCGCCACCGGCACCGTCATCCTTGGAGGCCATAGCGGCGGCGGCGGAGGCGGACACGACTACGACCTCGAGCTCGGACAAATCGTCCTCGACTACTTACAGCTCGTCAACAACGCCGAACAAGGCCGGCTTTACATCGACCGCGAAGGCGTCCTCGTCTTCGAGAACCGCATCGGGAACACGCTGTCCTCGCCTGTCGCCGACTTCCATGACGACGGCACGAACTACCCGTACCGAAACGTCGACATCTCGTTCGGGGCCGACAAAGTCGTCAACCTGGTCTACGTCTCGACGCTGAACAACAAATCCGGCACCGCATCAGACGCTGGAAGCCAATCCGAATACTTCATCCAATCGTTGGCGGTCACTGGCTCGCTGTTGAATACCGACGCCGACGCCCAGAATCTGGCCGACTATCTGCTCAACCCTGACCCCGAGGCCACGTTCACCGCGGTCGAGGTCGCGTTCTCACAGCTCTCAGACGCCCAACGGGACGTTGTCGCCACGATTGATATTGGCGACACCATCACGATTGAAAAGTCGTTTATCAACGGCGCATCGACCACGCAGCTCGCCCAGGAACTTGCGGTCGAAGGCGTCGAACATTACATCGACACTTCTGGCGGTCATGTCGCCCGTTTCTACACAAGCCCCACCACCATCGTCTACGAACTAATCCTCGATGACGCTGTCTATGGTGTGCTTGATGCCCTGAATGTTCTAGGATGATCAACGTCTATGGCTGAAGGCTTCAACGACTTCACCGCCGGCCAAGTGCTCACGGCCGCGCAGGTCGACGATTATCTGATGCGTCAGATGGTGATGCGTTTTGCTGATTCCGCAGCTCGCACGACAGCCCTCTCAGGCGTCCTCGTCGAGGGCATGGTCAGTTATCTCAAAGACACGAACGCTGTCGAGGTGTATGACGGCTCGAGCTGGGTAGGTCTCTAATGGCAGAAGGATTCTTCGACTTCACACCTGGGCAGGTACTTACGGCCGCACAGGTGGACGATTATCTGATGCGGCAGGCCGTCATGCGCTTCGCAGACGCCTCGGCCCGCACCACCGCGCTCTCCGGCGTCCTTGTTGAAGGCATGATGAGCTACCTCAAAGACACCAACGCTGTCGAGGTGTATGACGGCTCGGCATGGGTAGGTCTCGGCGTCGATGCTGCAAACTTCACCGATACGGCCACCGGCACCTACTCCTCCGGTGGCAAGAGTTACAAATACATCACATTTACGGCATCCAGCACACTCACCGTTGACATCGCTGGCTTTGCTGACATTCTCGTGATCGGCGGCGGCGCGTCGGGCGGTCGTGGCCGTGGCGGTGGTGGTGGTGCTGGCGGCTACTTTGAGAGCAATGTCTACCTTTTGGCAACCACTTACACCGTCGTCATCGGCGGCGGTGGAGCCTCGCAAACGGTGATCGACACCAAAGGCAACAATGGAAACCCAAGCTACATGGGTTTCGTTTATGCATTGGCAGGCGGCGCTGGCGGCGCGTACAACAATCAAGGCGGCAACTCTGGTGGCTCCGGTGGCGGCGGCGGCGGCGGTACCGCTGGCTCTCTTGGCGGTTCGGGAATCTCACAAGGTAACGACGGTGGTGACATCAGCGGAAGCAACCTGAACGGAGCGGGCGGCGGCGGCGCAAGTGCCGCCGGACAGTCCACGGGCGGCGGTAACGGCGGTGCAGGCACAACCTCGACCATTGACAACGTATCGACCGGCCGAGCCGGTGGCGGTGGCGGTGGCGGCGATTCCGCGGCAGGAACCGCTACCGATGGCGGCGGCGCTGGCGCGACCGGCGCGTCACCAGCAACCGCAGGAACGGCAAACACCGGTGGCGGTGGCGGCGGGTCTGGCGCTGGTGGTGGCTCAAATAGCGGCGCTGGCGGCTCTGGTGTCGTCATTGTAAGAGTGGAGGTCTGACCGATGGCACACTTCGCACAACTGAACAGCGAGAACGTCGTTCTCCGAGTCATCGTCATCAGCGACACAGACTGCCCAGACCCTGCCCCTGACAACGAGGCCGCAGGGCAAACTTTCATCGCTGACGTTCTCGGCTTGTCTGGCACCTGGCTCCAAACCTCCTACAACGACAAGTTTCGCGGCATCTATGCAGGCATCGGTTACACCTACGACCCCGCCATCGACGAGTTCGTCCCACCGCCGGAACCGGAGCCTGAGCCATGATCGTCACCAGCGAAGACGCAAAGACGGCCGCTCTTGCTTTAGTGATGAGCGTCCTCGTCGTCTTCTGTTTATGGATTGGACAGAGATGAACATCGCAAACCCGTCGAAAGCAATGATCGCCCTCGTCGCCCTGGTATGCGTCACGATCCTGCTTGCCACGAACAGCGTCGACGAAGCCGCCGGCACCGGCCTGATCGGCATGATCGCCGGTTACGCCGTCGGAAACGGCATCGCAGCTCGACGCGGTGACGATGTAACCCCGATCATTGGGAAGAAGTCTTGAGATATCACAGCTGGCAACGGGACGTACCACGCCACCCGTTCGACACCTGCTCCCCAAACCTGCGCCAGATTCGCAAGTACCTCGAGGAGCGATGGGGATTCTGGAACCTCGGCTGCTACGGCCGGCGTCCGATCCGCGGCGGCACCGCCTGGTCGTCGCACGCTTTCGGCGCAGCTCAAGACTTGAGTTATCGCCGTGACGACGGCCACCCGACCGCACCATCCCGCGAATGTGTCGAGCAAGACGTCATCCCCTGGCTGATTGAGCACCATGAAGTGCTCGGCATTCAGCGCATTCACGACTATTGGGCCAAGCGTTACTGGGAAGTAGGCCGCGGCTGGATCGGCCGTCCGCCTGGAGCACAAAACGATCACCTGCATATCGAGGTCACGCCTGACACTTGGACTTGGGCGTCACCAATCTCGGAGCGCATCGTGTCCGGCCCGCCACAGACCACTCAGCCGGCCGCGGTGCCTCCGTACCCTGGGCAATCTGTCCGCAAAGGATCGAAAGCCAAGGACCGAGTCAAACTGATCCAGCGTGAGCTCAAGATGCTCGGCTACAACGTCGGCCCCGTCGATGGCATCTTCGGCGCGAAGACCGACGCAGCTGTCAAAGCCTTCCAAACCGACCAAGCCCTCAAAGCAGACGGCATCGTCGGACCTATCACTTGGAAGGCTTTGTTCAACTAGCACACACAGGAGGCAACTGTGCCAGACATGTCAGACTTCGACGCCGCACGCCCCAAGCCGGCCAAGGCGAAGATGCAACAGATCATCGATGAGCTCGACGCGGAACGCTCAGAAGCGCTTGTTGCGGCTCTGAGCGATCTGTCGTATTCGGTGCCGACCATCAAGGCGGTGCTGAACAAGTGGGGAATCGACGTTTCGACCTATCCGATCTCGGAATGGCGAAGGAAGAATGTCTAACCCGTTCGACGAG